CACTTACGACGCTGGCCGGGATGCCTTTATTACGCCACAACCGTACCCGTCGTGGGCGCTGGACGATAACGCCGATTGGCAAGCCCCCGTGCCGATGCCCGATGACGGCAAGATGTACAGTTGGGACGAAGCCACGCTATCTTGGATAGAGACGACTTCCCCCGGAGTTTAATTAGCCATGGACGACATCAGCGCGACAATCGGCGGACTTTTGGCGCGTATGGAGCGTGTTGAAAAAGAGCTTGATGATTTAAAGAACGGCCAAAATGAGATTTTGTCTATTCTTAATCAGGCTCAGGGCGGCTGGAAACTTGTGGTATATGTAGGGTCTTCGGCGGCTGCTGTGGTTGGTATTGCAGCCGTAGCCTTTAAGACGTTCTGGGGGCCACAATGACCACCGGTTTAACCTATGCCACCTATGTAACGCAGATCGCGACCCTGGCAGTTGTGCCGGAGTCAGACGCGGCTTTTGTGACTATTTTGCCCCAAATGATTACATATGCTGAAAACCGGATGTACCGGGATTTGGACTTTTTAAGCACGGTCACGACCAACGACACCTATACGACAACCGCCGGAACCCCGTTTGCGTCGTTTACTTTAGCCGATTTCATCACGTTGCAGCAGATCAATGTGATCACCCCCGCCGGGGAGACAGTGCCTAATTCTGGCACTAGAAACCCTCTTTTGCCCGCCACCAAAGAGTTCTTGAATCTGGTCTACCCAAGCTCTTCCAGCGCGGCGTTGCCTGAATACTTTGCCATGTTTACCCAAGATACCGACAACGTTGTCCTTTTTGGGCCGTGGCCGGATGACACATACACGCTGGAACTGGTCGGAACTTACAGGCCCGCTTCGCTGTCTTCAGTCAATACAACGACGTTTATCGGCACTTATTTGCCCGATTTATTGATCATGGCAAGCATGATCTATGTCAGCGGCTACCAGCGCAATTTTGGTCGCGCCAATGACGATCCTCAAATGGCTGTGACCTACGAAAGCCAATACAAGGCGCTTCTTCAAGGTGCGACGGTCGAGGAGGCCCGCAAGAAGTTCCAAAGCAGTGCTTGGACATCTATGTCGCCTGCTACGGTTGCTTCTCCCACTAGGGGTTAAACGATGCCCCATGCATCACTAAAACTTATACCGGGCGTCAATCAGAATAGAACGCCCACTTTAAACGAAGCGGCGATTTCCGATTCTCAGCTTATTCGGTTTGTTCCCGACGCTCAGGGCGTTGGCTTGCCGCAGAAGATTGGCGGCTGGATTAAGTATTTTCCAAACGCAATGACATCAATTGTCCGGGCCTTGTGGGCTTGGGCTGACCTCAATGCCACTTATTATCTGGCTGTTGGCGCAGAAGATTTTTTAGGCATTATAAGCAACGGAACTTTTACCAATATAACGCCACGGACATTTACTGTTGATGTCCCCGTCAAAGTCGAAACTGTTCAAGGCAGTAATGAAATTACAATAAACGACGGCGAAAATTTTACTGTTGAAATTGATGGAATAACAGAAGTTACGGTTGATGAAATAATAACGGCAACCGCCGCTTTTGTGGTTTCTCCGACTCCTCCAAATATAGCAACACACACATTTCCAGTTGGCTCTATTATAAAAATAGAGGGAACAACTCCTTCAGATTATGACGGAACGTGGACTGTGGTTGGTTCAACAGAAAGTACAGTTTCTTTTGAAATTCCATCAAACTTAACTTGGACCAGTGGAGGAACAATTACAAATCTTAGCGGTATAAATAATTTTGCTACTGTAGATATTCGCACTCAAATCAGCGTTGGCGGATTAATTTTATTTGGGACATACCAGTGCTATTATTTTACAGACACAGCTTATAAAATTTATGCAACCAATCCAGCTACTGGTGGGCCTGCATACGCAACATTCACAACGTCAACAATTACCGTCACTGGCGCAAGTGGTGATGGAACTACAGCAGTTTTAACTTTTGGGGCAATTCCTGCGGATGAAGTCCCCGCAGTAGGTTCTTACGTTACAGTTACGGGCGTTGTTCCTGACGGTTATAACGGTTCTTTTATTGTAACGGCCTCAACCACAACTTCCCTTTCATATGCGAGTTCTTTTACTACTGGTTGGACATCCGGCGGAGAAATAGAAGATTACGGCACAGTCCCGTTATTCTCCGCTGATGACGAAAGCCCAATTGTTACGGTAACTTTCCCCAATCACGGATATGTAGATGGGGATACGTTTACCGTGTTGGTTGACCTTGTGCTTGAAGGCATCCCAATATACGGCAACTATACAATTATAAGTGTAGCGGATTCTTATACATTTACTATTCAAGCATCAAATTCTGCTACAGCTTCATCTTCAACTCCAGTTCCGTTAAATGATGGGTTAGCTGAATACGTTTATTACATTGGATTGGTAACTGTAGCTCCAGGCGCCGGATATGGTGACGGTGGTTACAGTGAGGGTGGATACGGAATAGGTGTTACGCCAATAGCGCCTTCTGGCGTTCCTATTACATCTTTAGACTGGACGCTTGATAACTTTGGGGAAATTCTAATTGCTTGCCAGTCGGGACCAATTTTCACTTGGAGTCCGTCTGAGAACCAAGCCAACGCAACAATTATTTCAACCGGACCAAATGTAAACGCTGGCATCTTTGTCGCCATGCCACAGCGGCAAATCATCGCATTTGGATCGACGTTTACGGGGATCATCGACCCGTTACTGGTCAGATGGTGCGACATTGAAGATTACAATTCATGGATTGGAACGGTAACAAACCAAGCTGGTTCTTACCGCATCCCAAAAGGCTCAAGCATTATTTTTGGTTTACAAGCAGCACAACAGGGCTTGCTTTGGACCGATCTTGCTTTGTGGTCGATGCAGTATATCGGACAACCTTACGTTTACAGTTTTAACGAAATCGGCGTTGGTTGCGGATTGATAGCCCCTAAGGCTGCGGCTGTCTTAAACGGTTCTGTTTACTGGATGAGTCAATCTCAGTTTTTCCTGTATAGCGGTTCTGGTGTTGAGGCAATTTATTGCCCAGTTTGGGATGTAATCTTTCAAGACTTAGATACCACCCATTTGGACAAAATCAGGTCTGCGGCCAATTCAAGGTATGGAGAGATTGCGTGGTACTACCCAACAATCTCTGGCGGCGGAGAAATAACGAATTACGTCAAATACAACATCACCTTAAAGCAATGGGACTTTGGGACGTTACCCAGAACCGCTTGGATCAATCAGTCTGTTTTAGGCCCACCGATTGGCGCCGACCCGGTCACTGGGTATATCGTCCAACATGAAATGTCGCCTAATGCTAACGCCGATCCAGACTTTCCAACTTCTACTGGAACGCCAATTACATCGTATTTCCAAACGGGATACTTTGCGCTTAACGAAGGCGACGTTAAGGTTTTTATCGATCAGGTTTGGGCGGACATGAAGTGGGGATACTACGGTGGCTCTCAAGATGCCAACGTAGACATAACTTTTTACGCTACGGATTATCCCAGCGTAGCGCCTACTGTGGCTTATACACAGGAAATGACCCAGAACATGGTGCCGGAATATCTAACTCCGCGCTTCCGGGCTAGGTTGATGGCAATTAAAATAGGCAGCAGCGACATTGGCTCGTTCTGGCGTTTGGGCAATATCCGCTATCGCACCCAGATTGACGGGAAATTCTAATGGCAAATCTAGATGACCTTTTAACAGCGGCAAAAAACATCGTTACAGCCATTAACGGTGTCAATGTTACGATGAGAGCCAATATAGGGACTTTGACTTCTCCCACATTAATTGCCAATACCGTGATTGCTACGAAACCGGGCCGTCTGGTCAATTTTGCCGTTACAGTAACGGGTACTGGAAATGGGGCGATACATAACGCATCCACAGTAGCAACGGCGACGGCGGCTAATTTACTAGTGGTTGTGCCCCAAACTCTTGGTGTTGTTGATGTTGGGCAGGCATTTACTGCTGGATTGGTATACATACGCGGTACTGGGCAATCGGCCAATGTCACCTATTATTTAGGCTAGGGCCGTGATAAATTTGCGAAATCTCGGAGCTAAACATGCCCCTTAAGCACGGAAAATCGCAAAATACGATCTCGTCTAATATTAGAGAGATGGTTCAGTCTGGATATTCGCAGAAGCAAGCTATTGCTGCGGCGCTAAATACGGCGCGGAAAGTTAAAGCTGCCGGTGGCGGTCTTTATGCCAATATCCATGCCAAAAAACAGCGTATTGCAGATGGATCGCACGAACGTATGCGGAAACCCGGCACAGAAGGCGCGCCCTCATCGCAAGCCTTTAAAGATGCCGCCCGCACAGCCAAAGCGCACGGAGGGCTAAGCTTCTCCCCTAAGAAGCCTGCTGCCACGCCTAAAGCCTTTCGTGCGCCCAAGGCCACTAAAATCCATGTGGGGCCGATCCATAGCCCCGTAGCGGGCCGTACCGACCATCTTCCCATGCATGTCGCCAGCGGATCATATGTAATCCCGGCTGACATCATTTCGGCCTTAGGTGAAGGCAACACAATGGCGGGGTTTAAGGTTGCCAAAAACATCTTTTCGCAGCCCTTTTACGGCAGCGGAACCCCTTATCGCGAAAGCGGCCTGCCCTACGGGGTGCCGGCTCCCCACAAGGCCGAGGGCGGAGAAGTAAACACTGTGCCGATCGTGGCGGCAGGCGGTGAGTACGTTATTCATCCCAGAGACGTCGTTAAGATTGGCAATGGCTCATTAGACGACGGGCACAAAACCCTTGATCACTTTGTATTGCAGATGCGGAAAAAGACCGTAAAAACATTGAAAAACCTTCCGGGGCCAAAGAAAAATTAATGGAAAACCAAACTCAAATTCGGATTGGAACGCCACTAGATATCCATGAAATGATGGACATCGCGACGAACGCAAGTGATGAAAATGGGTTCATCAAGGCCAGCCAAAACAAAATGCTTCAAGAGCTTTGGTCTGCCTTAAACCTTGATAACGGGCTGATGGGGATCATTGGCGACATCGGTCAGCGGGCAGAAGGTGCCGTCCTTCTTCGTACTGGTCAGATGTGGTATTCAGACGATCCGGTTCTTGAGGAAAAGGCGATCTTCATCCGGCCAGAGTTTCGCGCAGCCAAAGGCGGTCGCGCTCGTCGTTTGTGTGAGTTTAGCAAACAAGTTTCCGATACGCTGGGTATTCCGTTGATTATCGGGGTTCTTAGCAACCACCGAACTGAAGGC